CCTTTGGCGCCGTAGGGCTGCTTGCCGCCGCCATAGGGCAGGCCGGAAAACACCCGCTTCAGGATTTTGAAACCGGCCATGGTGTTTCCTTCGCCCATGCCGGAAATTACATCAGCCGGAATGACGTAGGAGCCGCTTGGAACGTGAACAGGAAGGTGGTCAGTGCGCCCAGAAACGGTGGAATGGATTGGGCCGGTGTGAACCTTCGCCGAGGGCGCGCCGGGCAGTTTCTGAAGCTGCTGGAGGCCTTGTAGCTCGCGCGGCTTGCCGAGCGGCATTGAACCGCCGAAATCGCGCGTGGCGCGGCGCGCGGTGTCCATGGCGGCGGCAATCGCCTGATCGCGCGGATGACCGGCGTGGATCATCTCGGAGATATTGTTCGAGATCGCAGCCTTGCTGCCCGATTTGATCAGGGGCATCACTGCCCTCCTCTGGCGACGTTGCCGATGGAATAGCTGATGGCGATCACCTGTCCGGTTCCGGTCTTCACGGCAATGCCGAGATTGAACGGCATGTTGATGGCATAGATGCCGACAGCCGCAGGGATGACGCAAAGAAAGTTTGACCCGGTCATGTTTGTGGCGACGTTGGTGTCGTGAACTTCGCCCGCGCCGGAGCCTGCCGTGACGACGCTGATGTTGACCAGCCGCCCGGACCCGGTGAGAACCATGCCGCCCGTGGTGGACGCCAGCCCTTCCGCGACCTGTGAACCGGCAATCAACAGCGTCTGGCGCGACTGATCATTGATCGCCGTGACGATGTTCTTGATGGCCGTGAGCATGTCATTCATCGATGCGTCCATCGATCAGTCCCTTTTTTGCGTGAACAAGAACATGAGCAGGACGATAGCGATGCACACCAAGGAGGCGTCGAGCAGGAGGTGATGACTAATACCGGCCATCGGGGCTCCCCCGGTAGCGCATGCCTCCTGTCCGCCAGAAGGTGCCGAGGTCGTGACTCTCGAGCGAAATCTGAACCAGCCGCCCGCGCACGCGCGGCGAGATGAAATCGACGCTCTGCGTCAATCTGAACGGGCCGACGAGGAAGGCGTTTTGACTTGGAAAATCCTTGACGCCGAAGGTCAGATTGACGGTGGCGCTCGCTTGCCCGCCATAATAGCCCCACTTCATGTCGGGCCAGACTTCATCGATGAAGGTCTTCACATCGGCGTCGGAGAGGGCGAAAAATCCGGTTTTGAACCATGACACCATCGGCTGTCCGGCCGCGTCGGTCGATGTCTCGTGCTGATAAATCTTCAGGGCCACCGGGTCAGCGCCAATCGGCGGGCCGAGGACGCTCTGATTGATCCAAGCCGACCGCGCCAGCCTGCCGAAATCCCACACGCCAAGGGTCACGTTGAACTTGACGTAAGAATCGTTTTCGACGCTGCCTGCCGATGGATAATACCAAGCGACCTCGTTGAATTGTGAGTTGGGCGCAAAGCGGATCTTGTCGAGTTGGTTCTTGTTCAGGTTCTGGAAGATTATGTCCCAGATCGGGCATGGCATCGGCTCGACGCCTCCGCCTCCCAGCTTGAAGAATTGCGATTGGCTCATCCAGTAGGTGACGCCAAACAGCGTGCCGCAGGCCTTCTGGGCAATCAGGCCGCAGCCGGTAGAGATCTCGTTGAACCCGTAGATGTAGGGCTGCGAAATGTACTGCATCGACCACACGGCGATATCGGTCCAGATGACCGCCTGCTGCGAGCTTTGCAGCGCGCCGACAATCCTTGAGCCCTTGGGGAGCCGATAGGAGCCCGCCTGATTGGTGATCGTCGCCACCCAAGTATGATAATCGTTTATGTCGCACCAGCGGATCAGCAGCGGGTCTTGGATGCCGGTGAAGCTGGAGCCCCACGCCACGATCTGGCGCTGCGGCATGGCGAGAAAGAAGCCATCGTTGACCGGCGGCGCTTCTGGAATCAGTTGCGCCAGCACCTGACCTCCGTCCGGCGTCCATTCATAAATGCCGGACACTGCAACGCCAGCGATGACGGCTTTTTCAGGGCAGACCAGCAGCGTCTTTCCCCAGTTGTCGAGCGCCCAGTCCATTGCTGGAACTTTAGATCCGGGGTTGACCGCCACGGTCTGGCCGGTGCCGTAGCCGCCGACGCCATAGCCGCCGACGCCGTAGCCGGTGGCGCTGGTGGCTGGGACGCCGCCGATGTTGTAGAGCAGCCGGACGTTGCCGCTGTTTATCGGCTGGTTCGTCTGCGTGGTTGGCGCTGTCGTGGGGATGGCGATGGTAAAGTCGTCAACGCCCTGCACTGAAATGATGTCGTAATCACCAAGCAAGGTCACGCCGCCGTGCGTGGACGCGACGAGGACCGTGAAGACGCCTCCGGCCGCATAGCCGTGGGCCGGAAGATGCACGGTCGCGGTAGCGAGCCCCGCTGTCGTGGAGATGGTGGGAACTACGCCAGCGCCCGGCCCGGCGCTCGCGACAGCCGGAATGACATGGCCGAGGAGATCCTTGGCGACGATCTGGATCTTACCGGCGGTGACAAAGGCGTAGATCGGATATTGGCCGAATAGGACGAGGCCGCCAATCGCCACCTGTTCCGTGATGTAGATCGTGTCGTAAATGGACAAGGCTGGAATGTTGGTGTCGATGATCGTGACGACCGGGCTCCCAGCCACGGTCTGAAAATTGACGCCGGAATCGTCGGCCAGATAGAGTGGCGTGATGTCATAGGGGCCGGTCTGGCCGGGCTGCTCATCTTCGGAATAAGCGACGAGCTTGGCCTCGCCGAGCGGCATCGGGTTCGACTCCATGCCCACGGCGAACCAAGAATCGGCGTCGAGATCTTCCCACGCCCACAAGGCGCGCGGCGGAGCCGTGACGTTGACCGCCGGAGCAAAGTTCGTCCACCCGCCGAGCTTCTCGACGAGTCCGCCGCCCTGAGAGTCGTACTTGAACCGGATTAACTGGCAGTCGGAAATGGCCGTCTGATTGAGAACGGGCGTCTCGTTGACCTCGACGCCGGGGCGGATCTTGAAGGTCTGATGAGCCATGTCATGCCCTCACTGGCGCGGCGACCGGCGCCGGAGCCTCTGAGGACCATGCCGACGCCCGGAACCTCTTGCGCGCCTCCTCGACCATCGCGCCCTTCAGCAGCGCCTGATATTGCTTCTCGTAATTGACCGCCATGTTGGGATCGTCGCTGGCGGCGCTGAAATTGCGCTGATAGCCGGAAATGTAGACCATGCTCGCCATCAGCAGCAGATCGGGCAGGAAGGTCGAAATAAAGGTTGTCCCGGTCGAGGACAGCGAGGAATTCGCATACCAAGCCAGACTGATCATGCGGGTCGAGCCCACGATTTCGAGCGGATAGTTTTTATCGGGATATGGGCCGACGATAAACGTCATCCATGTGTTGCCGCTGGTCGCGGCGTCGCCGCCATAGGGCGCGAAATACCGGGGGAGTCCGGTTACTCCGCTGTCGGCGTAGACCTCTTGGATGAATTCCTTGGAGATCGGCACGAGGTGCTTTTTGACCGTTCCATTGACCAGCATGATGTTCTGGACGGTCACAAAATCATTCACCGATATCTGGATGAGGTTGCCTCCGTTCGACAGGATGTAGGTGTTATTGACGGTCTGGAGCGGCATCAGGTCGAGGTCGCGCTGAATCCTCAATTCGGCATAATTGAGCATCTGCGGGATGATGGCGTTGAAATTTGGATCGACCGCGAATGTTCCAAGGCCGGGCGACGTATCGACGTTGATCACGGCGAGGACGGACAGGTTCTTGAGATAGCTGTCATAGGTGAGCGGCGTCACGCCGGAGGTTGTCGCCATATCACGGCTCCTTGCGGGTCTTCGCCCGGTCGTCGATATTATTGCTCGCCTTCAGGATAAAGGGCAATGCAACCGCCCAGACGCTCAAGGCGGCGAACAGCACCTTCTGGATCTGCTCGATGTGTTCAGGCGTGACAAGAACCCCCGGCCACTCGATTGATCCGTTGGCTGCGGCAGTCAGGACGGCGACGACGACCGATCCATTAAACACTGCTCTCCGCATCAGCTTGGTCCCTCAGAGCGGATTTGAACTGCCAGTAATAGCCCTCGATGGTCGAGGCCTTGTCGAGG